CCAAGATTCTTGGCTAAATCTATGAAACTTCTATCTGAGATATTCTTCCATTTAGGTTGAATAAAGGTTCTATTATGAGAAATTAATCTACCACCAAATTCAGCAAGCTGATTTGATTTAATAGATTTACTTTCTGAGATTTTACATCCCAATGAATTGTAAATCTGACGCATTAACTGCGCAGATTCTTGGTCCATCATAATATCATCCCCTAAGATAGCGAAGAACTTTTTACCCTCATTAATACCTAATCTATATGAAGATAGCATGGTACAATGAGCGACTATATTATGGCATACAGCAAATGCAGCGAAACTAGTATATAATCCTAGTGGCTGACCTACTGTCCATTTTATAGTCTTTTCCTTTGTAAATTGTTCAGCTTGTTCCGGTAATTTCCACGAACTTCTTGAAATTTCGTTAAAAAGATCAATTTCAAATTGAGGAATCCCCAATTTTAATAAAATCTTCTTCTGAATTTCAAGAGGAAAAGTGTCAGTTGCAGAACTTAGATCGATTGATTCGATTACAACTTCTGGATTTTGTTTCCAAAATTCTTGAAGTTTTATAGCCGCATCCTCTTGATTGTGAGTAAAGTCTCTTGAGAATCTCTTAAGAGCCCCATAAAGGGTATTACCCATTTTCGAACTTAAAAGTTGGAAAACAGGCAATGGATTACTTACACTTCGGAGTTTCGCTCCAGGTTCTTGTATGAAACCAATATTTCCAACGATTGGATCAATATGATCTTCATCATTGGAACCTCGCATTGTTGCAATATGTTTTAGAGCTCTAAGATTTTCATCTTTTGATTTCCAAATTTCCTGTTTCAATGCGGCTAAATGCTTATAAGGAGTGTATCTGAAATCACCATTTGTCAGAAGATATTCTGCTAAAGGATGGTCAAGAGAAGTTTTTAATGCTTCAATTCCATTTTTCATGGTCATATACACTTTCTTATATTCACCGTTTTCATACGTCCACTTAAAAGTGGATGAACGCACTTCTCGTTCGGTCCATCTTTCGATGTTATCGTACTGAGATTTGTC